AACACCTGGGCGACAAAGGCGGTACTACCCGCGCCAGGTCGCGGTGATGGAATGGGGGGTGCGGTATGACGTTACAATTGGACGCCGCGACAACTTCACTTTCGAAATATTCAACGCACCACCTGGCGACGTTGTGGAAAATCACCCGAACCGACGCGGTCGTGTTGTACTTCACTGACCACGACACAGTTTTGGAATACGACGGCGACACTTACCAACCCGCCGGGGGTTTCGACGCGTCCGCCCGCCAGAAACAAGCGGACTTGCAAGTGCAAAACTTCGAAGTGTCCGGCATGTTGTCGTCAAGTCGAATCACGTTCGCCGATTTGGAATCGGGACTGTACAACGAAGCACAAGTCGACGAATTCCTGGTCGATTGGCGTTACCCGTTCGCGGGTGCGTTTTTCGCGCGTAAATACTGGATCGTGGAAACGAACTGGACCGGCAACAGGTGGGAAGCACGCGTGGAAGGTCTGACCCGTTGGTTGCGCCCTGGAATCGGTGAACTGTACGAACGCACGTGTCGGTATAAATTGGGCGAAACGCGGTGCGGAATCAACCTGGCGTCGTGGACGTTTCCCGGCACCGTTACGTCGGTTACGTTTCCAGGGCAAGACAAACGCCGCGTGTTTTGGTCGACGTTGATTTTTGTGGACGGTGTTTTTGATTATGGGACCGTCCAATGGGCGACCGGCAACAATGCGGGCCTGGTGTCCGAAGTGAAACATTCGGAATTATTCGTCGGACGTGTCGAACTGTACCTGGACACGCCGTACGATATACAGGCGGGCGACACGTTCACAATTACCGTCGGGTGTTACAAAACGAAGGCGTGGTGTACGAACATTTTTTCGAACTTTGTCAATTTCGGCGGGTTCCCGTTTATTCCAGGTCTAACGGAGGCATTCAAAACGCCATGACCACGCGCGAACAAATCATTGTTGAGGCGCGCGAATACCTGGGCACCAGGTTTCAACACCAGGCGCGGTTGAAAGGCGTTCGCGTGGATTGCGTTGGGTTGGTTGCGGGCGTTGCGTTGGAATTGGGTTTGACCACGAAAGACGACGACAGTACCAGGTACCCGCGTCGACCAAATGGGAAATTGGTTGCGGGCCTGGTGCGTGCCGGGTTCCGCGAAATCGAAGTTGCCGACGCGGTGCCGGGCGACCTGTTGGTGTTTTGGATTCTGCCCACGTTCAAGAAACCGCAACACCTGGGCATAAAGACGGAATACGGAATGATTCACACGGACGCAGACGTGGGACGCGTTGTCGAAGTCCAGGTGGTCGGCGAGTGGGTCGACCGCATTTGCGGCGCGTACGCTTTCCCAGGGGTGACGTGATATGGCGACGGTAGTATTGGGAACAATCGGAACGTCGATTGGCGGACCCATTGGTGGTTTCATTGGCGGCACCATTGGCGGGTATATCGACCAACGGTTTTTGTACCCGGCATTGTTTCCACCGGAACCAATCAAGGGTCCGCGCATGGGCGAACTTACCATGCAAACCGTCGACGAAGGGTCGCCGGTCACCAGGTGTTACGGTCCCGCCGTCAAGATACCTGGGCAATTGATTTGGGTCGGTGACATAATCGAAATAAAACGTGAAGACGAAGTTGGCGGCAAAGGTGGCGGTGGCGGTGGCGGCGGTCAAAAGGTCATATCATACGAATACTTTATCGACGTTGCGTGCGCCGCGTGTCACGGGCCGATTATTGAAATGACTGAAATATGGGGCGACGCGAAACGCATTTGGAACGAAAACGAACAGGTGTCCATTGCGTCGAATCAGATTGGCGTTGTAACCTGGGAAACGTATTTGCCGTTCGGTCAAGTCGATCAATATTTTATGCGCTTGACGTCACCGAACGGCGGTCCCGATTTGTCGCAATTACAGTCTGGCGTGAACGTAATCACGGCGGGATTTACGAACGCGGGCAATAACGGTACGCGCAAATGTTCGTCGTCAAAGTTGAACGGCGACGGTTCGTCGCAAGCGGAATTGATCGACGACAATACCGCCGTTACCGAATCCGCCGGGGCGTCGGTGACAATCGACCAGGCGTTGCCGAAGTACGACAAAGGACAAGTACGCCAGGGGTTCAATATCTATCTGGGCGATGGCACGCAAACAGTCGACCCGAAGATTGAAGCGGCGGAAGGCGCGGGCAACGTTCCGGCATTCCGGCACATTGCGTATTTCGTCTGCAAGCGTCTTGCCCTGGCCGGATTCGGGCAACGCATACCGAACTTTCGAATACTGGTCAAGGCGGACAACGCGCCGAAGTTGGTCAAGGATACAATCGGCGAAATTATCGAACTGTCGTCCCTGACGTCCGCCGATTACGACGTATCGGAAGTGGACGACACGCACGAACTTACAGGGTACGCGTTGCGCGGTCCGGTGTCTCCCGCCGTATCGCTTCAAACACTAATGATTGCGTACGACCTGGTGGTTTCGCAGTCGAACGGAAAACTGGTTTTCCGCGACCGGTTCGACCAACAGGTATACGACATAGACGCCGACCTTTTGTCCGCGCACGCACCAGGAGAAAACGTGCCGCGCCTGGCGACCATTTCAGAAACGCCCGCAATTGAATTGCCGGACGAAATCAACGTCATGTATTACGACGAAGAAAAAGACCAGGATCGGGGCGGCGCACGCGAACGTCGCGTCATTACGCCAACGCGTAATGTGCAAACAATCGACCTTCCGTTGGTACTGACCGGTGACCAGGCGCGCGCCATTGCAAAACGCGAGTTGTGGAAGGCGTGGACGAACAAAAAGGCGTTGTCGTTTACGTTGCCGCAATCGCAATTTACGATTGAAGAAAACGACCGGTTGCGCCTTCCCATTTCCGGCGTGAATTACTCCGTACTTGTTGCCAGAGTAACACAAGGCAACAACGGATTGTTACAGGTGGAAGCGACGGTCGAAGACGCACAAGTACTGGAACAGGTCGCAACGACCGACCCGGCAAACCCTGGCGATTTTGGCGCGTATATTCCGCCGGTAATCGAACTGCAAATTTTCGACGTGTCCGCGTTGACCGACGCGAACACGACCATTGCCGGGTACTATGTCGCCGTATGTGCGCGTGATATAAACGCAGTATTCGTGTCGGCGTTGGCGTATCAATCCCTGGACGAAGGCGACAATTACCAACAAATATTCCCATTGAATACGGAAGTCGTAATCGGTCGTACGTTGACGACTATCCAACCTGGCGCGTTTGGTTGGTTCGATTCGGAACAAACCCTGGACGTTGAACTGTTCGAAGGCGAGTTGAATTCGCGCGAACCAATCGAAGTGTTAAACGGCATGAACCGTGCAATTGTCGGAAACGAAATAATCGGGTTTGTTGACGCGACCTTGATTGCGGAAAACACGTACCGCCTGTCGACCTTGCTTCGCGGACTTCGCGGAACGGAAGTCAACCAGGACGGCGTACAATCGACCAATACCGGCGTGCGTTTCGTGCTTCTGAATTCGGCGGGCATTTCGTTTCAACCAATGTCGTTGAATAGCGTGGGAACCCAACGGTTGTTCAAGGCGTTACCGTATGGCGAAGACGACTTGGACACGGTCGACCCGATTACCGTTGACCTGGAAGGCGGCACGATAAAACCCTGGGCACCGTGCCAACTTGCCGGATCGCGCGACGGGTCAAACAATCTGACCGTGACGTGGGTTCGCCGCACGCGTTCAATCAAACGTATTTTTTCAACACAACAAGACGCGTTGTTGGAACGCGACGAACGGTACGACGTGTATTTCCCGAACGCGGGTTTCACGCCCAGGTTGAAACAAGTGGAAGACGCAACAACCGTCACGTACACCGCCGCCGAACAAACGGCGGACGGGTTGACACCGGGTAATCCGGTCGACGTTCAAATATGGCAATTGTCGGACACAATCGGGCGCGGCAGAATGGCCGAAGCTACATTGTAGCAAAGGGGAAGCGGAATGGCGAATACACCGAACATTGACCTGGACCGCCTTATTGAAGGTCAAGTACAGGGTGAAGTGACGTACAACGAAGCGATAAACAAGTTGGACTCACACGTTCACATGGCGATTGAATCGCGGACCCTGACCGCGCCGCCTGGCGGCGAGTCAAACGGCGACCGGTACCTGTTACCGGGGAGTGGTTGTTCCGGCGCATGGGCGACGCACGACGGCGAATTGGCATTTTTTTACGACGGGTGGCGGTTCAACGATCCGAAAGAGGGATACACGCTTTGGTCGAAACCCGAAGATATCTTTCTTTTGTACGACGGGTCCGTGTGGATTGACTTCATTCAATCCGCCGGAATGCAAAACCCGGTACTGGACAAAGACCTGACCACCCCGCCAGGCGTACCGTCGGTCGGCGACCGGTACATTGTCGGACCGTCCGCGACCGGTGCGTGGTCGGGTGAAGACGACAACATTACAGAATGGAACGGCGCGGCCTGGACGTTCACCACGGCAACCGACGGCATGACGGTTTTCATTACCGACGAAGACGAAATATACGCGTACCAAACGTCTGCGTGGGTCCAAAAGACCGGTGCCGCCGGGCCAGGGACAACCAGGTACGACGCCGTTATACGTCGATCCGATTACGCGTCCGACGTTCTGGCGGGCGCGGCGTTAAAAACGGCACTTGAAAACGCGTCCTTAGAATCAATCGCCGTGGAAGGTGGCACGTTCGAAAGTACTGCGACCATAACACAAGCGGCAAACCAAATGGTCGATTGCGACCCCGAAGTGGTGGTGAAACTGACGGGATCGGGAATACATTTGATAGTCGGCGCGGAATGTTGCTTGCACGAAGGCACTGTCGACGGCAATTCGTCGGGTGGTGGTGGTGCCGCGCCCGCGTTGGTCGACCTGTCTTCGCGGTCGTCAAGGTTGGAACGTGTGCGCATTATCAATTCCGCCGGTGTTGGTGTATATGGCGGGAATGGTGGTGCGACAACATTTGACCGTGGGCAACTTGACGGGTGCAGGGCGTCCGGCAACACGGCGTCCGGTTTCTACGCGGTGTTTGGCATTGACAGTTGCTACGCGTACAACAACGGCGTGTACGGTTTCAGAAGTTGCGAACGCCTGTCAAACGTGGTCGCGCGTCAAAATACTTCCGACGGATACTTCACTTGCGACCAAATCGCAAACGCCCGCGCGTATAACAATGGTTCGAACGGATTTGCGACGTGTAGTGATTTGACGAATGTTTACGCAACGTCGAACCTGGCGGACGGTTTTCAAAGTTGCGAACGCGTAGAAAACGCGGAAGCGGTCAACAACGCCGTGTACGGGTTCGACGCGTGTTTGGCGTTGTCTGGATGGTCGGGAAGCGGAAATAGCTCGGGCACGTTCAACCTGGGCACATGCACAACGAAAATGGAATGTCAGGAAATCAATACGTCGGTGGACGTCGGCGGTACGTCGTGGTCGGTGTCGACCGGGGTGTTGGGATTCATTCCGGTATACGTCGAAGTCAAATGGCGGGCGCGGGCGTCAATCGGCGGAACCGAAGAATTGGTAGGATACGGAAGCGCACGCGGAATCGCCGCCGGTGACCAATCCGGTATTGAATGGCATTGGGCGACCGGATCGGCGGACTTCCGGTCGGCGTGGGACGCGAACGACATTATGGGATTTGTTGCGGCGGGTGGAAACGCGTTTGCCGAACGCGCCCGCGTAACGCAATTCGATTCGAACGGCGTTGTTATCACAACGCAAACCGGACAGTGGAACATTTCGTCAAATACAATCGACGTGTCAATTATTGTTTATGGGGGGCGTTGAACATGGCGCACAAATTGGTGTATTACGACAAGGCAACCGGGGAAGTTCGCGCAACGAAGTTCGACGCGTTCCGGCACATTGCCGAACACGAAGACGAAGAAGTGCGCAACACGCACGACCAGGTCGCCCAGGCGGACGCCGACAACATGTTTGGCGAAGACGTGTGCGGCGTTTCGCGGATCGACCTTGACGAAGACGAATTGCCGTTGGTCGGCGAAACGTGGGACGCGGCAACCAACACGGTCACCGCGCCGCGACCCGATCCACCCGCGAAGGCAAAACACCCCCAGGCAGACCGGGTCAAGGCAATACGTGACGGTTGGGGCGGCGACTACTCCAAAGCGACGGTCGCCGAACTCGCGGAACTTTTGGACGCGTCGGGAATCCTGGCACGCATTATCGGGGAATAATCGTGGACGACGCCGACCTGTTGAAAGACCTTGACGCCGGGCATTCCGAATTCCAATTGTCGCGGTTCGTTGTCGCCAGGAATGGCGCGGGCACGTTGTGGGGAAGGTACCGCCAGGCGTTGCGGGAATTGAAGTCCCGAACCGACGCCCTGGCGTCGGCGGAAATCGAACGTCGGCGTACCATTCTGGACGTGGAACAAAAGTCGTTTGAACTGACGAAGCTGCGAACGAAAGGCGGAA